GTCAATGCCAACGGTATGTCTTCCTTTGTACGTGAATCCATGATGACGCGCGGTGACGGCACCATGCTTGTAAATAGTACACGTAAACCATACCATATCTGTGTAGACAATCATACGGGGTTGATTGCTGTCTACAATGAAGGAAAGGTGCAGCGAAGCATTATGGATAAAGAAGCATCGTACGAGGGGTCATTCAGTGTCTTGAACGTTCCTTATTCTTTCAAGTTGTTACTACAAGAATTGGCAACCATGAACGTACAGATGCGGTTGATTACTGCTGATAATCTATCTCATTTTGAATCCATGCGTGGACACACCGTATCCAAACCATCCTTCTTCTCTTTATCCAACGAGGTCTATTCAATCAAAGACAATCGCCTCTACGTTTCTACAGAAGCCGTGGTGGTTCAAAACGGTGAATCCTTTGCCAATTGTTTTGATGAATCCAAAGTATTTGATCACGTTGTACTGAATCCAACGATGTTCCCCTGTATTGAATCGGAAAAAGAAATGGAACAATTGAGTGTTTCCGTACGTGACGTGACACCCATGGCCTACGAGTCCAAGTACCATAAAGAGCGATGTGCCTTTGACATTTATCGTACAACACCCGATAGTTTTGATACTACCTTGGATTATTATTGGTCTAAAATGAAAACTGGTATCTTTGTTCGCATCAAGAATAATAAATTGTCTAACTTTATTCTCATGTACAACGTGAATTACACGAATGATTTTGATATTAAAAATTTTGATGAATTTATGGCGTCGTTACCTGCTAAAAAGAAGAGACAAACGTCAGAGGTTATGACAACGTGGCATGCTACCAATTGTTTACTTCGTGCTGAGAAAAAGAGTATGGATAAAGATCCCAATGAAGCGTATTTACCACAGATATATGACATGTTGGTAGAAACGTGCAGTCATCGTAAAGTGAACGATTGCCTCTTCTTCATGACACGTAAAGATTTCCCTCATTTACGTAAAGATTGGAAAGAATCATTTGACTCCATTTATGGTGACGTACACATGAAAGCGGCGTACAAAGATAAACCCTTTGTACCAGTGGTCGCTCAAAGTACCACGGTAGATCATGCCGATTTCCCCTTTCCAACGGGAGACGATTGGGAAGACATTTGTAAAGAGAAATACTTTGCATCCTATCAAGGTGGACAACTAAAATGCAAAAATGATAGTACCAAAGTGACACCTCTTCCTTGGGAAAAACGAAAGGTAGAGTTCATTTGGCGTGGACAGGGAACTGGATGCGGGAATACACCGGAAACCAATCCTCGTATGCGGTTAGATCAATTAACACGAGAGGGTACCATTGAGGGATTGAATGCACGCATTACCCGTTTTACTGATCGTATCAAAGCCTCAAGAAAAGAAGACGGTCTTTACGTAGAGTATAAGGGTAGTACACCGGAAGAACATCGCGTCTCCATGGAACAGCAAATGATGTGCAAATTTATCTTAAACGTAGAGGGTAACTCGGCCGCGTACCGTTTTGGTCCATTACTGGGTCTCGGCTTTTGCATCTTGAACGTGGATTCGCGATATACCTTGTGGTTTGAACCAATGATTCAAAAGTCCCTCATTACAGACAAGGATATTGGTGAGGCCCATTGTATTCGTGTGAAACATGATCTAAGTGATTTGGGTGAAGTCATACAATGGTGTAAAGATCATGATGATATTTGCAAACGCATTGCACAAAATGCAATGAAGTTTTATAATGCCCATTTTACCAAAGATTTTATTTATGATTACGTAGCAGACTTGTGTAACTCGGCTGGATCTTTATTGTCCTTACAAAAGAACATGTATGACGTAGATCCGGGTAAAGTGAAAGCACTGAGACAATCCAAGAAAACCTTGAATATCTTGGCATGCAAGGCTACAAAAGGTACGGACAACAAGACGATTATTCTGGTACCGTATCGCGATGACGGCAATCAGAATCGTGCCGATCAATTGGATGCCTTTTTGAAACATTATAAAAACATTCCCGTGTTGGTGATTGAACAAAGTAACGATGGAAAGAAATTTAATCGCGGTGCTTTGTTAAACATTGGATACGATTATTGTGTGGAGAAGTTGCCAAGTATCACTACGTTTGTACTACACGACGTGGACATTTTAATGACACAAGATGTCATTCATAAGTACTATACAGAGGATGGAAAGGGATTGATGCATCTTGGTCGTTTAGTCAGTCCATCTAAATATGATGGTGATTACTTTTTGGGTCGTGTCCTTCGTGTTTCTAAAGAAGTATTCAAACGAATGAATGGATTTCCCAATACCTTTTATGGATGGGGTGGTGAAGATGATGCGTTAGCGCATCGTATTCAAGATCCATTGTATCGGCCAACGGAGCCAAAGGAAGGAAAAGAAATGGATACAACCAATGATATTTTCAAGACAAAAGATCCGGCCTTTGTAGAAGGATTCAAAAATGAGCGTCTCATTGCAGATCAATTACAATGGAAAATAGATGGGGTCAATTCACTACAGTATACTATTGTAGAAAATAAGACCTTGAATGAATGGTGTCACAAATTAACCGTAGAACTCGCACCTACAGCAGAGTACAAGAAGAGAGAAGAGGTAGTGGAACCCATTGTGGAAAAAGAAACGGAAGACGTAGAGGTGATTGGGAACACGGATACATTGACCATGAAAAAAGATAAAAAAATAGTGTTATAAAGTATGCGTTGTCCCAATGGTACAAGAAAAAACAAGGATGGTGATTGTATTCCTAAAGGACCCAAACCAATCAAGCAAGTTACAAAAGTAAAACGTTGTCCCAATGGTACAAGAAAAAACAAGGATGGTGATTGTGTATCCAAGCTTAAACCCAATCCACTTGAAACCGCTGTCTCTCGCATTCAACGATTCATGAATCGTACCAAAAACAAACGTCGTGAAATGTATTTGAAAACCATTTGTAGTGAAGCCGGTCTTTGCATCGCCTTTGGTATTGAATCTCTCAAAATCAAAGAATTCTTTCGTAACTTTTCATTTGATTTAGTAGATAAAGTCAAACGTATAGGAGTCCCTTCTGCCAACGGCTTTGTCAATGAAGTAAGGTATGCGAAACGTGGCTATAACGCCTATGCTGTTCTAAAATCATCTGCCTCTTACGGCGCCGATAACTTAATGTACGAATATCGGGTTGGACAATACTTGAATAAAATGTCTTTTGTCTTCCCCTGTTTCTTAGAGACCTACGGCTTATTTAAATACAATTCACATGCCGATTGGTACCACATGTATTCTACCAAAGAAGTAACACCTTCCGTCTTTCGTCGTAGTCTTGAACCTCAACCCTTTGACTTGGCAGTTGGTTGCGAAAAGTCGCGTCATATTGCTGTCCTCATACAACACATACGTGGTTGTCAAACGGTAAAAGAATGGTTAACGGAGCAAACCTTTCAACACATTCTTCCCATTTTATTTCAAGTCTATTATCCTTTGTATCACATGCGTAAGAATTTTACCCATTACGATTTACATACAGAAAATGTTGTTTTATATGAACCTTCTCCAGGCAAATACATTCAATATCATTATCATACTGAAAAGGGGGTCATTACTTTTAAATCACCCTACATTGCAAAAATCATTGATTATGGACGCGCTTATTTCAAAGACGGTGAAGATTCCAAAACCATCTATGATCAAGTATGTAGATTACCAGAATGCGAAAATATATGTGGTGATGAACGAGGATTTGGTTCGTTTCCCTTGTCCAATGAAAAACGGTTTTATAACATTGTTTCTCAAAAGAAAAATGAAAGTCACGATTTACGTTTCCTAACCATGGTACTTGATCTATTGAAACCTTTGGCAACACCTGCATGGTTTAAGAAATATGTAGACATTAACGTGGAATACAAGCACCACTATGGTACAGCTGAAAAAAGTTGTAAACGAAAGCAATGTGATGTAGAGGGCGTGTACAAGAAACTTGAAAAAATAATGCCGTTAGCCAATGCACAATTAGACGGATACCATACCGTGAAATACGGCGATTTACATATTTATGGAGATAAACCTATTGAATTTAGGAAAATATAATGTAATGGTATGTCCAATGAAGCTTACGCCGCAAGTTTTGCACAAGAAGTAGCAGATGAACAAGCAAATACACCTGAAGCCATAGCTGCCAGAAAAGCGGCTGCAGAAGCGTATGTGAAACAGTTGGAGGCAGAAGAAGCCTATAGACAACTTATTCGTGAACAATACCGTGCAGATCCTTTAAGGTCTGATCGCTTTGGTTCAGGCGGTCGCTCTAGACGACGGTCACGCAAAACGAAGCATTCCAGACGTTCCAGAAAGTAAAAAAAATTGAGTTTAAAATCAAATAGACATCTATAACAATGGATGTCACTCAGGTTTATTTGTCACGCACCAATCTTCTTGACATTCTGAAAGATCAAGGCTACAACGTTTCCAATTATGATCATTATAGTCTATCCATGATCGGAAGCATGATGGACAACAAACGTCTTGACCTACAACTTACTCATGCCTCCGGAAAACAAGTTTTCATCAAATATCATTTAGATACAAAACTTGTTATTCCTACCGTAACTTGTTCTCTCTTTGATGAAGTAGACGGTGAACCTCCCATTCTGAAAAAGTCTGATGATTTAATCATCATTGCCAAGTCTGATCCCAATGATACCATGATTGCCGACATGAATAAATTATGGAACGATTCTTCCATTTACGTAAGCGTCATCAACATTAAACGTCTCCAATTCAATATCTTGAAACATGCCATTGTTCCCAAACACGTTCTTCTCAATGAGGAAGAAAAAACGGCTTTCTTTCAAAAATATCACATTCTATCCAATTCTGATTTACCTACCATTAGTCGGTATGATGCCGTCGCTCAAGTCCTTTGTATGCGACCTGGAATGGTTTGTCGTATTCACCGAAAAAGTAAAACGGCCGTAACTACTCTCTACTATCGCGTGTGTGTTTAAAAAAATTGAAAACTAGATATACCTTTTTTGTCACCATGTCTCTGGAACAGTTTCTCAGTTACCGCCCTCCTTCCTATTGGAAGATACTTCATGCACCTTCCGTTGACCTAGAATGGAACATCAAAGACGCGTATGATTTGATGAATCATGTATGCCATATTATCATCGTTTTGGAGAAAAACAAGAGATATTATAAACTGTGCGACTTTTTGGAAAAAAAGGAAACCTATCTTACCCTACGTAGCGAACTAGAAGAACTCATGGATAAACACCAATTTAAAAAGGATGACCACTATGCATTTTTAGACGATTCAGATGAAGCTTACGGTAATCAAACGTTGTTGCATTTTCACAATTATCTACTACATGCAGATTTACTAGTGGCACGTGATAATGCATGGAGACGTGTATTACTGTATGAAGATTAGCGCCACGATCCTACCGCTAAATGTTTAACGTATGTATGATTCAGCAGGGCAATATTTTTTTCTTGATACCGATGATACACCGTCGTCATGACATCTGGACCACATACCCACAAAATATTAGCATGAGATGCATCTTCTAGAAAAGGTAGACGTTTTGCACATTCATTCAATGCATCTTTCAAAAGTGGATGATGTTTTGGAAAAGAAAATGCATAATTCGCAATACGCATCGAATGCGATGGATGTTTTAATTC